AGATCTCGGACAACCTCCGTCGCCACGACCAGCGCGTCAAGCGTCTTGAGCAGCTGATCGCGTTCCGGGCTCTCGAGACGCGCCGAGGTTTCCGTAAGTGCTGCGCCGAACGTCGCCCAAGCGGTGACGCTGCCCTCGTCGACCTGTATCCCTGGCTCGAACTCGGGCTCCGGAGCGATGGTCGCGCCGGCATCTATGTAGGCATCCAGGTCGCTCTGGCGTACTCGTACGCGCCTCGATCCAACCCTGACGGCCGGTAGCTCTCCGCGGTCAATCCAGTTCCTCACGGTCTGAGGGTTCACCTTCAGCAGCTCGGCGACCTCGGCCACGGTCAGAAACTCGTCGGCCATTTGCAACCAAGTCTAAGCGAGCCCCAGACGGACCAATCCAGAGCGACTAGCACGAGGAGGAGTTACCCGTCCTCTCGTTCGGCGAGCACTTGTGCGACTTCCGGCGATTCGTGCTGAACCCTGAGAATGACCGCACCGCCCAGCCGAGGAAGCATGGCGTCCAGCGTCGTAGCCTCGCCGGCAATTTCCGTTGGCATGATTGCGACAAGATGCGGAACCTCAAGGATCGCTTCGAGCAACGGACGATGGATGTTGTCGGTGAACCACTGGCGCTTGACGCCACCACCGAGCTGAGTCAGATAGAAGCCAATCAGCCAATTCCCGTCTCGCTGGCCCGTGCCCCAAAGGCCGCTGAAGCGCGGACTAGGAACAAGCTCCTCGCGCGCGACCACTCCCGCTAATTCGTCGTCGTCGGAGTCATCAACCACTACGACAATGATGTTCTCGTCCCTTCCAGGAAGAAGGAAGAGGGCCCAACGGACCATCTCGCGGGGCGAAAGCTCAGGATCCGCGGAGCATCTCAGATTGGCTCCGGTGCGCGTTGAGTTGCCGGCTCTTGGCGCCGTGCTCCGACGTGATTAGCCTGATCTGGGGAGCCTCACAGGCAAGGCGAGCGACAAAGATGCCGCGTGTCTGGTCCGGCCGCGTCGACATCACGAAGACCCCTTTTTGGTCACGTCTTGATAAGGACGTTCGCGACCCAGTAAGGCTGCATGTTGTTATGGGCGCTGCCGCTGCCGTCGTTGGCGATCGAGTGCGTATGGCGAACGCTCGCGCCGTTGGTACTCACGCCGCCCGCGTAGTAGGACATTTGGGAGACGCCCGTCGAACCCGAAATGGCCGTCCCGCCGGCATCAAACGTAGTAGCAAGGACCTCGTGGCCCGCCATCAAAACGCCGTTGGGGGGCACGGCGAGGAGGTGCGTGTGGTCCGGCGAGTCGTTGCCAGTCCCCCCGCCATGGTTGTGGACTGGCCCCTCCGGGCCGCTCAGCGCATGGGTCTCC